TTCTTGTGACCACAAAGTTGTCACCAGTCGAATCGCCGCGAGTTTCCCAATAATATCCATCAAACTTGTCAAAGATTCCATACTTGCGTATAGATGGATTTAGGTCATACTGTTCCCCTATTCCATTTGTAGTTAGAGTTGGTCTTGGACTGTCCGATGATTTTACGCCGAATGTAGCAGCAGAAACGCGACCTGGCTGATAGCGGAAGAATCTTTTGGAAGACAGCAAGGCTATTTTATCCTTTGGTGACTGAATCATAGCGCCTGCTTCTTGTGGCAAGTGCTTGATTCCCCAACCTGGGGTGTATTCTTCTGGCGAGGATGACCACTCCGTTGGGTTCACATCATAGGTATTGACATCGGAGAATATTCCAAGAGCGACTTCACTTCTTGGAATGCCAAGCATAGACAGTGCAACTTCTGACTGTACCTTCTGCTGCTCAATGACGGGTATTGGAGCTTGGTCGGAAGCCATTACAACTGGAATGGACTGTGCTGCTGGTTGTGGACCTGGGCTTACGGGAGTAGTTCTACCTACGTTGACGACTGACGAATTGTTATTGATATTTGTTAAGCTTGACATTTATAGTACTCTTCCCTTGGCCAGAATGAATGTGTTTTCAACTGTTATTTGACTTGTAGTGACGACTGTACCAACTACTGTATTAACATCTATTATACCGTTATCATACTCTATCGTGACATCGATTTCTGATGGAAATGGTATTGTTGTTAGGGGCGGATATATATCAGTTACTGTACCTATTTCTTCATCCAGATTTGGTGTGCCACCGAGATTCAACATTCGTACTTTTGTCCCAACAGATAGATTTTTGAAGTCTGTCACTGTTACCTTATATCTAAATGGGGCGGGCAGTATAACCGGAGAATCAATAACTATGTCGCCGGAAGGTACATATTCTGTCAAACTTGCACTATATACAAGACCAATGTGGTTATTAGCCGTTTCTCTCAGTGTTGATAGTGAGAAGTCTGATAGTATTGTATTCACGTCTGCTGAAGTTATAGAAAATTTGAACTGACCTTGAGCTGGATTGACGCTAATATGATAAACACTTTCCATTGGTTTTCGACCTCCGGCCATGAGAACACTACCATATAGTTCTTCAACGTTATCAACCAATCTCAGCTTATCCATGCTATAGCTTAGCGAAGCCCGGTTTGATGTCAGATCGAAATTTGTCCCATTCTCTTGATATCCATATACATCACTTGTAAACGTCGCATTCTGATCCAATTTTATATTTACACTATCGTATACACTATTTAGAACATCCGGCCCAGGTATGAATTCCCCAGCTGGACCTCTAATAATATTAGGAGCAGAGATAAGAAATTTCGATCCGTATATAATTATACCAGAACCAACATTCTCTACAATGTTGGGTGTAAATACGCCATTATCAGTCAAAGATATATCTATCGCAGCACTAAAGTTTTTGAAGATATTATTCGTAATTACAACTTCATTCCCATCATCAGCAATCAATGGCGAGTAATCAAATAAGTCTGACATTCCAGAGTCTTCTACTCTAGATCTGTCAATTAGAAATTTACTTGCACCAGAAGCTGCAATTCCACCACCAATTATATTTGATATTCGTACCCTGTCAATTGTATTACTAATGCTTTCGGTTTTTAGATCAATCGCATAATTTGCATATGGATTTGAGCTCTCGGATTTGAACCATTGATTTTGCATATTTCCATCTATCGTGAAGTTTGAAAGAACTATGCCAGATGGTATTGCACCAGTAGCATAAATCATGGAATTGGTAGATCCAGAATCCCAAGAAATTTTTCGTAGCACTGTATTCTGACTTCTGCCGAATAGAGAAAAGTTTGATGGTACATCCAATTTTGATACGATATACTTTCTATCATTCAGTACTAGTGAATTTATACCAACATTTGTTCTCTGATTTATTGCATTTTGAATCTGCGTAGTATCATTCTCACTTATCACTAAGGTCTCGTCGAAATAAAGACTCTCATCTATTTGAATCCTATTAGCGCCATCGATAATACTTATGACCGAAACATCAGCCCAACCACGAGATGACAGACTTTTTGTGGTAACCGAAGTCGGAAAATGCAATGTTCCCGTAGAGAAGTCGTATGTATTGCCAGCAGTAACATTCTTTTTTGACCAAGGAACGAAGTTGAATGATCCATAGTCAATATATTGTCCAATTGTCCCGGCTCCCAATTGATTTGGACCCAGAACATCTATAAGAGAAAAGTCTGAGCTTCCTATAGAACGATATATCAAAATACCATATTCAATGCTGGACCGGGCGAATGATACAGCAATGTTATCATCCACACCAAAGTCAGCAAGACTGACATCTTCTACCATTGCTGTATTCGCGTCTGCGGATGTCGGTGAATATTCCCCTGTAAGGAAATTGAACTGTATTACTTTATAGCGCATATCTATTCCACTAGAAACCCCAGCAAATCCTCGCTTTTCAACTGTTGGTGTTGCTGGTGTTGGTATAGATACTTCTGGGACTACAGATGCTCCGTAAATTCGTATCGTCTTGCCTGGGAAGAACCGACTCATATCAAGTGGATCTGTTATATTGACAAAGCTTGTTGCATTTAAACTAGTAAATTTGGTTGCAGCTATATTATCAGATGAATCTATAACCGTCTCTTCTGGAAAGTCTCCGCTGAATAGTTTATATGCTTCTGCGAATGCTGGTTCAAAGTATGTGTTGAAGTTAGTTTCGTTTAGATACTTATTTACAGTACCCTGTGCTAAATCATCTGATGTAAAAGCTGTCAAATCTGATATAAGGTTTCGAGCATCTATCAGTCCAGTAACAATAACAGGTATATTGGGCTTGTTTGTGAGATTATTATAGTTTCGATAGAAAGCTGACGTGTTTCCGTTGAATTTTAGAACATTGAGGTCTGCTATACTTGGCGATGCATTTAGTGCAGCTATTATATCTTCTGCTGAAGTGAACGTACCTATGTTGATGTTTTCTTTCAATGTGATGAATGGAATTGCTGTTGACTCATACGATCCACCGGATTTATTTACATATGGAATCAAATCATCATTTGAAATCTGCAAAGATAGTTGCTCTGGCAGATCAGATACCTTTACTCCCTGACGAGATAGGTTATAGATAACCCAATTTGTTCCATCGAAGATAAATTCATATTGTGATTTGGCTACCTCTATGGGAAATGTAATGCTTCCATCTTCAAATGGAAATTCAACTGTAGTTACGACTGTAGTTACGACATGAGCATTATTAGCAGTATTATCTCCAATATCAGCTAAAACTACGGAATCTCCAACTTCTGGTTCTGGTAGAACTATATTGAATTCTCCACCAGAAGTATCTACAAGGTACTTCTGGTTCGCAACTGCTGTTATAGTTTCATCTGTTAGAATCCAAGTCATATTTTATCCACTCTTCTGGTGATTGATAATTATAATTATTTATCTTTTTGTTCTGATCTAAGCTCATCAACTTCAGCTTTTAGCTCTTTTATAGCTTCTATTAGCAGACCAATCACATTTCCATATCTTACTGCTTTTGACTTTCCACCAAATTCATCATCGTCAATTTCATATACAGCTTCTGGAAGAACCGTCTCCAATTCTTGTGCGATTACACCAGTAATTCTTCTGTTGTCACCTAAGAAATTATATGTATACCCGCCTATGGATACCACCTTATTCAAAGCATCGTCAATTCGTATGATGTTCTCTTTTTTCCGAATGTCAGAAGAACTCGCAAATGCTGTTATGTCGCCGTTTGAGGATATTGCGCCAGTAGCTGTTATTGTTCCAGTAGCTATGATATTCGCGAATTGAACATTACTTGTTGTTGCTACTGCCTGTCCGATACTTATTGCACCGGTTGTACTGTTATAGGTAACACCTGTGCTACCAGTAATAAGACCCCTGATGTAGCTGTCTGGAATTGACATGACACCCGTTGTTGCATTGTAGGATAGGCCGCCTCCCACCAAAGCACTGATAGACCCTCTTGCTTTTGCTTGCGTGAAATAGAGGTTGTTAGATCCTTCGCCAAGAGCATCCGTTGTATGATTGCTTATGTCGCTGACCGTTCCTGTAACAGCTCCGGTCACATTTCCGGTCACATTTCCGGTAACAGCTCCAGTAACATTTCCGGTAACAGCTCCAGTTACATTTCCTGTAAATGTTGCTGAGACACTTGTTCCATTTCCATTGTCTAGAACTTTTGTCGTTCCGTTCGATGCAAAAATATCACCAGTCACATTTCCAGTCAAATTTCCATCAAAATAGCCTGTTGGTGAAATGTTACCAGAAACTAACAAATTTCCAGCTTGTGTAAGTGTAAATTGTGGGGTTGCAGACCCGTCAATTCTGATTGTTATTGGAGAACCCGCAGTTACCTCACTTGGTCCTATAGCCCATTGCACATTTGATCCATTGATAACTCTAATAATAGGTCTATTACCAACAGATGTTTGAAGCGTCAATATATTTTCTACGGCACTATTGATTGATACCGGAGAAAGAAATTGGACCGGAAGCGCGATGTTTCCAGTTCTTGTTATTTCTGTAGTCGTTATTGACTCAATCGAAGCAGTGTTTGCATTGATATTCGTTGCTGTGAAATCACCAACAAGAGTGGTGTTTCCTTCTATCGTATAACCAAGAGGCCCAGCAAGCATGACATCTTCATTTAGAATGTCAATGACTTCATTTGTTTTGTTTATCCAAGTCTGGAAAGTATCAGTAATATCGATGTTTGTGATGCTTGTGTTACTCACGACCTATCCTCTATTCTCTTGATGGTTTCGCACAAGTTATTTATACAGCTTCTTAGTGATTTCATATCTCTCTTCAATTCGTCAATTTCCCGCTGTCTCTTTTTTTCGGTTCTGTATCGAGTAAGTTCAGCGGTATCGGTTTCTATCAAAGCTTTTGAATTGGGATCGCGAATCATTCGAATGCAACTCCTCTATAGTCCATAATTTTTGGTACATTCGCGATATTAGTAGATAGAAGATCGAGTCGTATTGCGAAAGACCTATAGTTTGCATATGTGCCAGTGTCATTCGTATATATTACAACATCATCCACCTTTGCGGATGCTGGAATTTCGTATACATATTCCTTATAGTCACTCATATTAGAAGTGCTTGAGAATAGCGAAGCACCTTCAGTCAAATCTAGTTCTATCCAAGGGTTGTTTTTCAAAGTCACTGGATCAGAACTATTTTTGATTTTGATGTAAGCACGAATATTAGTTCCAATTGGACGATATCCAGTAACATAAAGACGGAAGTCTTCAGCGTCAAACCCCTCTTGAAGTTCGACTTTCTTGGAAATGTATTTAGCTGTCGTGTCTGGATTATTCGTTATTTGATAGACATAAGCAAACAACTGGGCTGTCTCAACATCAATAACGGGCGTAGTCGTTGGTATGTCAACCTTTCCAAGAGTAAGCACAATTTTTAGGTTCTTTTCCTGATTCACATCATTAGATTTACTGAATACTAGACATCCTCTTTCATTGAAATTCTTATTAGATGCAAATTCAAATTCTTGTGTATAAGGTTGTGAGTTTGGAGAAAGCGGGTCAATCGCCTTAACGGAGGCCTTGACATTTGTATCGTTATCTGTTACTCTGTTGATCATTGCTTGTATGTAGCTGAGTTCGATATTCTGTACACTTACAAGTGTAGCTGTTGCGCCGCTATCCGACCCAATCAGCGTATCGGCAGTTTCGAATTTTCTATCAAGTCTTGCAGATGAGTTTTCAAGAACCAAGAAATTTGGTTTTCTTGGATTGAAGTAGGTGACAATTCCAGCTACAACTCTTCTTGCCATTATACCAGATCCACCAAAAACTGGTGGTCTTTCAATAACAATAGAAGTGCTATTCGTAACGGCGACGATTTTTATTATGTCTTTTTGTTGTTGAGCATTTTGAAGATATATATAATCACCGATATTAAAATCACTAAGAGAACCAGTAACTGTCGTAGATTCTGTATTTGCAGCAACTGAAGCAGAAAGTGTTCCCTTCAACGCATAAACTAGCTCGCCACTCTTGATGTTAGCAGTCGGAACTCCTATTTCTAGGAATTCGTGGCCCATTGTTTCTAATTCAACAGTGCCGGAGTTCACATTGAAATTATAGCGATAAAGATCAAACTTGATATCTTCGTCTTGATATGCGGTCCATGCTCTGTTATTGGTAGAAGTGAAAAGTACGCCATCTCCCCAATCAGCATTAACAGATTCCCCTGTAGTCAGGTCAGTTCCACCTGGTCTTGTAGTGAAGACAAGATAATCTGGATCATCAGCATCTGGTTGGATAACAATTGCATATTCCTTTTCAGCATCAAGTCTGACTGGTGCGTCAAATACAATAGTCGTTTTTTCACTGGCATTGTCGGATACAGCGACCTCACTCGAGCGTAGATGCTTCTTGCCGAACGCGACAACTTCCCATGCAGGATATCCATTTTCAACTTCGCGAATCTGGATTGTTACTCCATTCGTCGGGCTCTTTCTCTTGAAGTATAGGTCTATGCTGTTAACATAAAGAGCATCAGCACCTCTAGTCATTGTTTCCTTGATGAAGAATGTTTGAGCGAGTGGGCACTTTGATCTACTGCCAGTCTGCACACTTCTTCCAGCAACAGTTCTTGGTGTTGTACTCTCTATCACATCAATATCTGGGAATCTTGTAGCTGCTGTAAGTCCGGCCTTCTCCACATTGAAATTGTATGCGTTGTATTTCAATTTGCCAAAGGATGCGGAAGCAGACTCTATATCGTCGTAGTTGTCAATATCAGTTACGACAAGTTCTCTTTCGCCTACCAAGAATGTATTCTCTGGTATCTTGAAGATAGCAAATAGTTCTCCGTTTGCATTTGTCTTGACAGCAGTTCCAAAATTGCCGTCTCTTACAACTCGTGGGCTTGATGAAGCTTGAGCAGTTGGCAAATCACCCTTAAATATTCCGTTTGCTACGCTTGCATTCACTGGAACACTATCAAAAAAGAAATAGTGTGTCGTGTTTGGTCTCAATCCATAAATTTCGACTTGGATTTCGCGAGAACGCATGTAAGGTCTGAATTGAAGATCTGTGATGAAGTCGCCAATGAAGTCTTCCTTGAGTTCACCGGATGATACGCTCAATGTTCTGTATATGTCATTCCATTCTTCGAATGACTGTGTTGTTGTTGTGCTTCTGGTTCTCTTACCACTTTTTACGCTTGTTGTGTTTGTCTCTGTCCATTCTTTCAGGAATTCGGATCTATCCAATCTTGTTAGTGGAACGAATTCACTAAGAGCTTCTGTGTAGTCTATGAATGGCTGTGTTAGGTCCAAATCTATCTGAACTGGATTTGTTACAGTATCATACGCTACTTCGTAATTTGGAGTAAGAGCACCTACACCTATGAAACTATAGACATTGCTTGTGCAAGAACGGAAGCTCGTTGCATACTGTTGTTTCAATACTCTTATGATACGGTCCGAAGCAAGTGTGGTGACTGGGCCAAAGGCTGTTGTACCATTTGATGATTTTATTTTCAGATCAAGCGGAAATTGCTTGACACTTGGTTTCAAAGCTGTCTCAGAAGCATCAACAGAAGCATTGAATGTTGCGTCTCCAACATCTGCAATAGACAAATCTTTGAATGGATCAACTATGATACCGTTCTTGAATCTGTTATTGCCAGCTGCGTCTTGAATAAGTAGATTTGATGTTGATGTTTCTAATGCTGACAATGTGACATAGTATACCAATCTTTCTAGTTTCTTTGACATGTCATCAATGTCTTTCATCGTATATGCAGTCACTGTTTTAGATGTCAGTGATATTGATTCATTCAGTCTATTCAATCGGAAAGCTTCTTCATTTGTAAGGAGTGGATATCCTGGTACAAGTACTTCAGCAATTATAGAATTATCATTTGCATCAATTTTTCCTCTTGACGCACCAGCTTCTTCTCCTGTAACATAACTGAACCTGCCATATGAACTTGCAATGATATAATCAACCCGACTTGAGAAATATTCTATGTCAATTGAACCACTTGTATCAATCGATGGGACAATATAACTTGGACCAGACGCCAGAATTTCGGTAGAAGAATCGGGAAGTTCTACTGTTGTTGCTGCTAGTAGAGTAGCACCTAGTGCTGTTGTTGAATACGAAGCAACTGGTATGCGATAGGGTCTAAAGTCTATGGAAGACTTCAAATCAAACACCTTTCCATCTGAAGCGCTAAAGTATGGAATTTCGTTCAAATCTGTATTCGGATAACTGTCTATTGTAAATAGATTTACACCCGCTGCTGTATTTGTTCTAAAAACTCTTACCTGAATTGTTAGAGTTCCATTAGCTGGGTCTGAGGTTCCAGCTACACGCTCAATGTAGGAGTGGTCATAGAAATCATCTTTTTGATTATTGAATAGCTTGAAGCTTGATGTTACATCTCTTCCTTGTAGGTCTTTTATTTCCAATATTCTTATGGCATCTGGTACGCCAAGTGTGTACATTCTTGTTGCAGAATCATACGTTGTCTTGATGAAAATATCAGTAGATTGTTTCACTTTTGGAGTAATGTTATTTTGAGTAGCATTATAGTATACGGTTACATTGCGGCTCGGTTCCCCTGTTAGAATGTAAAGATTTCCGTTTTCAAGTATTGTTTTAGAAACTATTGAAATTGTCTCCGATAGTCCAGACCGTGAAACTACTAGTAGATCTTTTAGTGAACTTTGATCAAAAAATTCTCCTTCAGCCGGATATACTAGTATTACACCAGACCCGTCTGTTGCTGTTTCGACGGATTTTCTAATCGGCAGGCGCATACCTGTTATATCTTTTACAAATGGTCTATTGAAGTCAAATACAAGCCTAGATTCCGAGGAGTTTATCAGTTTTGGATCAATTTCGATTGTTCTGCCGGTTGGACTTCCAATGTATACAGCCTCACTGAAGTCTTTGCCTGACATCATTCTTATAGCAAAAATATAGACTCTTTCAGGAGTTATGTTTTTTACAATAGCAGAACCAATAATATCTGTATCAGTGTCCAATATAGAAATATTCTGAAATGTTCTTATTGGCACATTTCCGATATCACCAACAATTTGGACGAATCCGCCATAGCTGAAATTAACCGGTTGACTGCTTATAACTTGTGTTGCTGTAACATTTGGAACTCTAAAGAATCTCTTGGTATCATTAGATATGCGATGTCCTTTTGCATACATAACACCTTCGCTCATTTCAATGAACATTTCATTGTCAGCTCTTTTGGCAATTTGAAACTTAAATTGCTTCTTGGAGAAGTCTCCGCTAGCTTCATATGTTCTCTTAGCGAGCTCTTTTGCGATAGAATTGAATTGGCTAACATCTCTTGTCTCTACAGCATCGCCGTTTTCATATCTACGAAGAATGAAGAACTCAGAATCAGCTTCTGCTTCTACTGTTGCTCTGGCAACGAGTCTAGGCACCATTAGAAGGCGATCAGCACCAGGCGCATTTTCATTTGGAGATCCGTTGGCATTGTCCAATAGGCTTGTATCTTGTTGTGAGCTTACAATAGATTCGTCAACTGCATATCCAACAGAAATGTTGTTTGGTTCAAGTTCAAATTCAACAGTTTCATCGGACAAATACTTCTTGACAACTATTGTCTGATCGTCTACAAATAGGAAATGCCCGCGCTGAAATATAACACCCTCTGAGGCGTTCAATCCAAAAGAATCGCCGACAGGATCTGAGAACCCAGCTACTGATGTAGATGCAACAATTCCATTATCAATTGTGGTTTCTACTTTTTGCCCGTCATCGTCTTGTGTTCTTAGAATATATTCGCGGATACTAAGGGCGTCATTTGCTGTGTAGCTTTTCTTTTCTTCAGATGGGGTAGCACCTGCGCTATTCAGATACACAATAAAGAATGTATTTAGGTCAGGAGAGCGACTCTGAAACCCAGAAGTTCCCTGAACAATCAGAGCCTTCAGCCCTAAGCTGTCTTCAATCTCGTAATAATATTCATTCACCGTGCCGTCATCTAGAACTACCGTCGTTTCTATAAAATCTTCTGGGCGAATACCGTCAACGACTTTGACATACTTTAGGTTGCGAATTTCTGTGAAGGTACATCCTTTAATGATGGAACCCTCTTTATAGATATTTTCGCCAAATTGCTCAATCTGGTTCTGTAGAGTAGTTTGAAGCTGAGTCAACTCTCTTGCTTGAACTGCTCTACCGGGCTTGAATAGCACTCGGTAATACTTTTTAGAAATATCGTAGTCATCGAAATACGGTGCAATGTTTAGATTTGTCTTTATAGCCATTATGTGATTTCAACCCCTTAGAATTGTATTATTACCCTGAGTTGTTCTACTCTGCCCGATTCACGAACAATTGGCGTGATATCAGATGCATAAAGAACTTCTCCAGTTTTTTGTTCGTATGGTGAATACTCTATCGTATTTATTCCAATTGATCCTAGTCTTGTCACGATTGTATTAGATGCGTCTATAATATCCGAAAAATCTTGAGCATATTCTATTAGATATATCTCGTTGTTTGCAAAGTCTATACTATGAATAACAGCTTTTATATTTCCTTGTGTAACTATTTCCCCTGGCTGTAATCCGACTGGTATATCTGCGGCCGCAACTATTTTGATCCTGTTATCAAATGAACCTATGACGCTGGAAAACTGTATACTCGAAAATTGTGGTATGCTAGTTGTCGTATTGGCTGATATGAAAATTTTATTTAGTATAGTATCAACGGATGTGACTATAGTTTTTGATGGTATTGAGTCGTTGAATATCACTGACATACCAGGAACAATATCAGCTACATTTTCCAATAAGATTTGGTTTACATTTTGCTGAATTATGGCTGATGTTCTCTTTGTGAATGCTGCAGTTTGCTTGAATGCCGGAGACTTTACAAGTCCAATCTTGCTATACTTACCAGTCGCTGGAACCTTTGACCCTTCTCCACTTGCTACGAGAGCCGCAACAGAAATTGCTTTCGAACTCAGTTCCCGAATGACATTGCTTCCGTGGCCACCAGATGGAGAGATGATTGGTCTAAGCAATGCTTCGATATCTCCCATATCACTAGAAAATCCAAATCGTGGTGGAACAATGTAACATGTAGCGTTCTTATATCCATTTCCATATGCCGTCATTCGGATAGATGCAATTCTATCATTTTCAAAAATACATCTAGCAGCTGCACCCGTTCCATCGCCTTTTATTATTATTTCGGGCAATATTTCGAACGAATCCTCTATAGATATGTCAGTAACACTATCGAGTCTGACAAATGGTGTACCATTATTTGTCGTACCAGATCTTTGAATCTTATATAACCTCGACCCTATGATACTATTTGACATAGAGCTGTTGATTTGAAATGACCTATCGGCATAAAAGTCGTTTATCGGAAAATTCAGAGTTTGATCATCTGATACCGTTTCGTCGCTGCCGGATAATCTTTTTACTGATTTCAAAAAGATTGTGTTAGTGTTCACATCAAAGCTGTCTACTTTTCCGCTAAGCAACTCATATCCAAAATTTGTATTGCGGTTCTGAACTTTTATGTTATATATTCCGGTGTTCGATTCTGCCTCTAGTAGGCTGTTTCGAAATACTGGCATAAATCCTTTGGCAGAGAATTTTCTATATTCCAAATAAGGAACAGATGCCATATATTTCCAGACATATCCATCACCGCCTTCGTAAATTCCAGATACGATATTTTGGTTGAATGTCGGTTTTTCTGTAGATTTACTGCCATAGTTATTTGATATGCACTTGAATATGTGATAATTTCCAGATTCGATTTCTGGATCGACAGTAACAAAATATGGTAGATTTTTTATATCAACCTCATCATCATATTCAGTGTATGTTGTATTTTGCTGCCATGGCCGAATTGGTATCATGAAAGCATAGTCTTGCGGATACAGACGGATGCCAGCAATTGCCTTTTCCAAAAATGCTGACGAAGTTTTACTAGAATTTATCGATTCTGGTTTTCTCAATTCGTTACCATGAGAGATAAACATCCAGCAGTCGCCATTCAATAGACTATTGTCGTAATATGTTTCGACCAAATCGTAGTCAAAGTAATTCATTTTTGTCGTCATGTTATCCTCGAATTGATACTATGTATTATTTATCAACAATTTACTAATGGTATTATCAGCCATTAGTAACATCAGCGAATACTATATTGATATAACTAAATCCATTTTCAGCAAGAACCACGGAGTTTGTTTCGGATAAAAACTCCAGTTCGGTAATCGAATATACAGAAATATCTACATTTTCTATGATTGGGGCGACTGTGATGTTATCAGTTTTTCCAAATGATGTAAATAATTTCAAACCAGCTGGATGTACTAAATCAATATATTCTTGACGATATTCTTCTGGAGAAATTTCTGTTGTAACTTCATATGAATAGTCTTGATAAAAGAAACTATCTTGTATAACCTTTTCTTGATTTATGTGGGAAACATATGATACCCAGCGACCCTCTGCAATTCCTTGATCTCTTGCGCTTACAACTACAACACAATCCGGTGACTCTACTCCTGTTCCGTTTCTTTCAGCTCTTGTCACATTATATACATTAGCATTAGATAGGTCAACATATCCAAATCCACTATCTATAATTTCAATTTCTTCTATTCTGCCAGTAACAGTCTCTACATTAGCATTGATATCAGCATTTAGACCAATTGGGCGCGACAACTGATCGCGAGTTCTTGATATGATTGTTATGGGTATGTCTGATCCCACTTTGAATATTGGCTCAGAAACGACAAATGACTCAAATGTCAACTGCGTCACATAAATTTCATTTCCTATAACATTGACGACTTTGCCTCTAACAACGGAATCTACTTCAGTTCCTTCAAAGGTTTTCACCGTTTTGGTCTGTGTTACCAGATCATTCACAAATAGTACAACGCCAGCTGCCTGCTCTATACGAAGCACCTGATCCCGTAGATTAAATCTGCTTATTATATTCTCACGAGCAATCACGAATGCATCAGAAAAATAATCATACCCAGGGTCAATACCAACCAGAGTTGATATGGAGCCTATATCGAAATTTTCTGGTACAAATGCTTCATTTAGATGCGTATTCGCATCAGGTATAATCCCATTTACTCTAGTTCCGCTCATCCCCAATAATGCTGGCGAAGCCGAGTAATTGCTTGAATCTAAGCGCACATTCAGATAGTTAGAAATAAGATCCGTGATAATAGAAATTTCTTCTGTATTGATAATAGAGCCACTACCAACCTGAGCTGATGATGTGTTGTTGGGGTCGGTAACAAAAACCGGAGAGACGGAAATATTCTCAATCCTATCAAGTGTTGTTATAAGAAACGATTCCTCAAAAAAGTATGTATTGGCTGAATCAATAGCATCATCTGTGGAATAATCAAGCCCTATCCCAACACCAGTTTTTCTTTGTCCTATTACAATTCCATCTACTATGGTGTTTGCGCTATTTACTTGTCGAACTCTTTCCCCAATAAATAACTGAATAGGTTCTTCTTGAGTTGCTGGGTCAGGATCTGTGAGAAATATGGTTTGCGTTGATAACTCAATTGTTGTATTTGCTTCCGTATATCCGAATCCACCATTGACTATTTCAAATCCAATTTGTCCTGATAATACCCGAGATACCTTTGAGACTCTACCCTTTGCGCCGAATCCAGTAGATGATGTTATTTCGACTACATCTCCAATGAAGTTGTTTCCACTAAATGACTCACTTTGAACCGTAGCCACTTCTCTTACAGAACCGTAAACTCTTCCATATATTTTAACTGGGTCATCACTAAAAATAACATCAAATCCTTGGAATCTACCCTTTACACTACTTATGAAAAGTACTGGTATTGTGTAACTATCTATATTGAGAAAGTACACAGCATCAACAAAGGCTTCCGCTTTCGATGTATCTCCAAAAATCTTTTTGTTTACGATGTCAGAGAATATCTTTGTATCGCTTATACCATAAAGCTGAATGAAAGATCCAGTTTTCCAAAGTGAGGTTGATGGCTTTAAAATATCGCCTGATGGTAAATACACAAGCGCTTCACTGTCGAAGAACAGACGAAAGAATAGCTCTATTCCCTCGGTCGATCCCTTTCTTCTATATAGATCCAGCATGTGCTTGATGACAAATCTAGTATCCTTATCAAAGAATATCCCATTCATGAATTTATTTTTGAAGAACACTAACATGCTCTCTAAGGTAGTATCTACATCACGATACTCACGAATTCTGCGGATGTTATATACCGACTGTAGCTCGTTTTCTTCTAGGAAACGATAATACATCTTTACGAGCTCGATGAGTTCTCTACCCTCTTCGCGGTATATAGCTGGAAACTGCTTTTCAATGAAGAACGAAGCCTTCTTATCTTCTGCTAGCGCGACATCCGCTAATCTAACACTTCCTGGCGGCAACAATGTCATCTATCAGTTACTTTCTTGATATTGATTTTTACATCACTGTCGCCCAATATAAGCACTCTCTGTTTTGGCGATGCGACATTTTTATCTTGTGTGTTTGCGAATACTTTTATCCCTGCACCAGCGTAGAATTCAACTAGGAGATCTGAAAGTCTTACTGTTCCCGTCTCATAATTTACAGTTCCGGCATTTCTTTTTATTACCTCTATGACTCCAGAGCTACGATTTCTCGCATTGACAATATTGATTGCACCAAGTCCGTTATCTTCAAAAATTGCTTCCGTTCCATCAAAAACAAATGTACTGCTTTTTACAAAAGAGTTGTAGCTTTCTATTTTATTAGAATTTTCATATATGGATGGACTTTCTAGTGAAGTTCCGAATGTAAAGATTGGACTTATTTTCTGATTGAAGCTCGGCGAATACAATATATATGGTATAGCTGTGATTGTGTTATTTACGATACCTGGGTTCAACGAATCTATTATTGACGATACTCTTGATAATTCAAAAGTTGATCCAAATTTATTCAGTCTTGTCAAGTTATAATCTTGAAGTGCTGTTCTAATATCCGCTTCAATTTCATCGGTCGATGCACTCGTCTGCTTCTGTGAAAATGCCACATCTACTGTCAAATCCACATAGAGATATTCTGGAGGAAGTAGAATTGGTTGAATACCGACTGGCGTTTTATCGCGCAAGAAAGTTTCGTAATTCTTTGCTGCAATATCAGATAGGCCGCCAGAAACATTGACAGCAATAGCAACCTTGCCGTATCGTGGTGGGTCAAGTTCATCTCCACCAAAAACGGAGATGTCCTGAATCTCTGTGAAGCGCTGCTTCAGCAAAATTTCATAGTCTCTTTCTGTGACAGCTCTCTCCTGAACCTGTATAGATTTTGGTGCGAAGTATTTGATGTCTTCAAGCGTTTCTTTTGAATTTCCGCCAGAAGCATTAGCAACTATTGTAACAGTTGCGCCGGTTATGCTATTGGTGGTAAAACGACAAGAGCCATTTGCTTCATCAGCATTTGTGATTCGATATAGGACTCGTATTTGTGTGTTTGGCGTTGGTTCTCTGCCAAATCTATTTCCACCAAATGTTATTTCGTAAGTCCCATCAAATGCGGGCTGAATATAGAACACAGCATCTGTTTCTGATACTCCAAATATGTCTTTACGATATACATATTCAATTCTATCAGTTGGCTGATCAAAATTTTCGATTACTCTAATACTTGATGTATCTGTGTTCTGATTTATAAGACGAATGGATCTTCTCTGAGAAGACACAATAAAAGATTCTTCCACAAGTTCTCCTTCGTATAATTCAACTCCATTTGCCACATATACTGTTCCGATTTTTCTCGCAACATATTGCTCTCTAGTAAAAAAGTTGAAACGGGTATTCCCCTGATTCGTAAGAAATCTTGTGTTCTCTGGTATAAGTATTGTCGCGCCAGTAGCAGTCGAATCATTGATTGTAATGTTCACAATTGCCTTTGCAGATGTAGCTGATCTTGGTAGATAATTCAATTCTTTTGCGTGAGATACGATAGAATTTTCCAGTTGCGCTGTGTCAAGGAACATTTCCGATATGGCCATGTTGGTATAGAAGTTATTTTGATATGTATTATAAGCCAGCACATCTAATAGAACGGAAATATTAGAACCATCAAAATCGATATCACGGAAACGACCTGACGGGTCATTCCGTAAAAATGTTTTCAGTTGATTTTTTGCTTGAAAAAAATCCAGTTCCGTGATAGGTAAAACGGGAGTTGTTGCCATTCTTATCTAACTCTTTCTATGAATATATCGACCGAGATCGGTTCTTCTCTGTTCTTTACGTAAAAATAAATCGTGACCTGAACGCGATTGTCATCGTAAAGTGAGGTAACGTCTATATTGATAATTGATACACGCGGTTCATAGTTATTTATAACATCACGGACACGTTCTTCCAAAATCTTCAATGTTACTGGCGTTGCATTCTCAAAAAGAGACGCCCTGACATCAGACCCAATGTTTGGTTGCATCAATCTTTCGCCGCGGTCTGTCAAAATAAGATTCTTCAAAGACTCCTTGATTGCTTCTTCATCTTTTTTCATGGCTATATCAAATGATATCGGGTTCATCGTTAGGTCTTTGTAGAAGTCGGAATAAAACTCGCGCCTTTTCGTTAGGGGCGTTATTCTTGGTATTGGATTGAATGGGTCGTTGAGAGAAGATTTAGACATATGTTATCCTACTTTTGTTCCGGGTGGTCCAGGCAGACTATAATAATCAAAATTGCCCCAATCAGACGGTGCACCTCTCGTGTCTATATGAGTAAATGTGTCGTAAGATCCAAATCCTCTAAATCCAACAAGATATGCCAAATTCATAAACCGTATCTGATTGCTTCTACCAGAAATACTGCAGTCAAATGCCTTTCCAGTCAAGTGGTATGAGCTATCCTCGCCGCCAGCGCATAAATTTGCTTGTGGACTTCTATATGCACTATTTATCCTTATAACCTCTCCCCATCTCTGAGCAAGAATATAGAGTCTTCGTAGGGAGTCTGTGTCAACTCCTCCACTAGCAGATTTAGCTATGAACCCAGCTCGACCAGAAAGTGAAGAGCATGAGCCAGGCGAATATAGAACGCCGCGAACGCCCTTTAGGGCATCATCATATGTTGGAAATTCGTAGTCTCCTGGCAACGGCGGAACAATGTCAATCGGATATGACCCCTGTGCTGGAATGTTGCTTCTGACTCCAGCAGCTGTTGTAAACGGCGAAGTCTGATTTGCCCATATAGTACCAGCCCGCTGCATTGCTGCTATTCTAGCCTGGCTGTCAAGTCTAAGAGCGCCCGCTTGAACTGCTCTTAGTGTTATTGGATTTCCTGCTGCTGAAAGAGAAACATTTGTTGTCGCGAAGCTTCCAGTCATTGCCTCAATTGGAGCAGTCACCTCTCTATACATTCTCTCTATATCGCCAGCAAGCTTGCAGAACCTAAGCGCAACAAACTCAACCTCTTCCTTATCCTTCTGTCGATATTTTTCTGCTGACTGCCCAATCATCCCGGTTACAGATCGCTTCATAGCATCGGTTGATTGGTCACTTGCCGCAGCGGAGGCTTGCGCTATCAATCCAGACATTTTTCCGAAGCTTGAAAGCATATTAGAGTTGAATCCATTGTCAATTGATGTTGGGGAAAATAAAGCAACTCTAGACCTCAACTGAGTAGAAGATTGGTCAATCACACCAGCCAATTGCTGATCAAGATTTTCTAATACCCCAACAGCAGCTAGTTGACGAATTCCATTACGAATCCTATTGACTACATCTGTTAGTATTGACCCAAGATTTTTCGAGTTTTCAGCCGAAGTTTCTAATGCTGTCGTGACGTTTGTTTCAAGTGACTCTTGATTTGAAGCACCTATCTCAGCAGCTTTTGCTTTGTCATCTACAGCTAGATTTTCTGCTTCTTTTAGAGCATCTTCAGCTGTCTTGTTGTAGTCTTGTGCATTTTTAT